TTAAATTAGATACGTTAGATTCTTATGTCGAGAACACTATCAAATATGAAATCCTCTCTAAGTATACGCTGGCTCACCTTGAAGTTGTATTTGATGATGTTTTACCAAAGTTAACTTCAAACTACTCAAAGGAAGGTAAGCTTCTAACCATTGATGATGACATCATAAACACATACATTGATGAAAGTGATGTAGTTTTTTCAAAAGAAGAACTACTAGAAGGACTAAATCAAATTCGAACTTATGAAAATTAATAATATCAAAATAGAAAATTTTCTTTCCATTAAGGAAGCCGCCATAAACTTTGAAGATTATTCTAATCTCGTTCAGATTGTAGGGCATAACCACGACTCTAAACCTAAAGGTTCCAACGGAGCTGGCAAGAGCGCGGTAATAGAAGCCATCGTCTTTGCACTTTTCGGAAAGACGTTGCGTAAGACTTCCGAGAAAAATTTAACAAGGTATGATTCGAAAGGGAAATGTAAAGTTACCATAACTGTTAATGATGACGTTATTATTGAGAGAACTAAAAAACCTCCACGGTTGATAGTAACGGCTGGAGGCGAGGATGTAACAAAAGAATCCATACAAAAAACTCAACAACACTTAGAAAGTTTTTTAAACACAAACAGAAATGTGTTTCTTGCTTCTATGGTGTTTGGACAACAAAACTCTACCAACTTTTTAACGGCATCCCCGGAAGAGAAGAGAGAGATAATTCAAAGCTTTCTCAGCGTCAAGGACATTTTTAAACACAGGGGGGCAATCAAGGGATTGAAATCTAATTCTTTTTCGGAGAAGAAGATAGCCACAACGTTACAGGACGAGTGCTTAGGTTCCGTCAAGAAACTTGAAACGGAAATATCCGAGCTAAACAAATTAAAGAAAGCAGCTAAGAAGTATCTTTCTCCTGAAAAAGTATCCTTCGTTACAAAATATTCCATGTCCGAGATAAAAGAGATGGAGGACAAAAGGCACGAGTTGGATAAGGAATGTTCGTACCAAGAGATGAGATTAACGAACCTTCTAAGTGAAAAAGAAAAATTAAAAGCTAAAGTTAAAGAGTCTTCCCCTTCCTGCGACAACTGTGGGTTCGTGGACCCAGAGGATAAGGTGAAAAAGATACTCCTTGGAGATAAAATACATGAGATGTCCGAGGAGATAGCAGAAAAAAGAAAAGAAATAAAAGACTTATCTGCTAAGATAGACGAGACTACAGTCCCTATAACTAGCGCCGATTTTGATATAGTGGAGAAACTTATAAACGTTGAGTCGTCTCTTAAAGTTCTGAGGGCGCAAAAAAGAAAAGCTAGAAAGCTGAGCAAACAACATGCAGACAAAGTTGCTGTTCATCAAAAACAATATGATATCATGAGGTTTTGGGAATATGCTTTTTCAGAAAACGGATTAATCAAGTATGTTATTAGAAACATCTTGGAATTCTTTAACGAACGAGCTAATCATTACCTTGGTGTTGTGAGTTCAGGTAATATAAGTGTGGAGTTTGATGATTCTCTAAAAGATACCTTTTATTCTAACGGCAACGAAATATACTTTGATTCCATGTCTGGGGGAGAAAAGAAAAGATGCTCCTTGGCTGTTACCATGGCACTTAATGACTTGCTAGTGGTGACTGGAAAAGAAAGACCCAATCTAATTTTCTTTGATGAGATAGCAGACTCACTAGACTTCGAAGGGGTGAAAGGGTTGTACGAATTGATTAATTTGATTACTCAAGACAAAAAGTTATTTATTATTACCCATAATGATTATTTGAACTCTTTAATAGAGGACGAAGCTGATACGTTTAAAGTAATAAAACGTAACGGTATCACTAAAATACTACATAATTAGCTTATAAAAATACAATGAATTTGGAACCATACAAAGAGAAGATTCTTGTCCTTCAGCAAAAGGTATTTCATGAAGAGAAGACCGCTGGAGGCATTATTTTGCCCGACGAAGTTAGGGATAAAAAAATTAACGAAGGAGTTATTATGGCTCTTGGGTTTGACGTTAGCGATAATATTAAGCCTGGGGAGTATGTAGTTTTTGATGAGTATTCTGGTGTGAAGATTAATCGGGACGGGCACGAGTACGTTCTCATCACAGAGGACGATATTCAAGCAATAGTTCGCAAGAAGGAGAAAAAGTAATGGCATATGAGATTCCAGAAAATTCTCTTGCGCAAACTATCTTCATGGACAAGTACGCATATCCAGGTGAAAAATCCTGGAGAGAGTGTGCGCGTAGAGTAGCTAAAGCTGCTTCTGACCCTGAGTTCCCTGAGAACCGAGAGAGGTTTGAGCAGAAGTTCTACGAAGCTATTAATAGCGGAGACTTCTGTCCCGGTGGTCGTATTTTGTTTGGCGCAGGGCGTAGTCATCAGAACATGCTCAACTGCTACGTTCTCGACCCTGAGGATTCTGTAGAAAGTATCGGTAAAGTTATCTCCGATATGTATAAGATTTCTTGTGGCGGTGGTGGCATTGGCTTCAACTTCTCTAAGATTCGTCCTAAGGGAGACAATATTCAGAACATTAAAAATTCCGCTCCCGGTTCTATCTCGGTCATGAGAATGATTAATGAGATTGGTCACCATGTCAGAGCAGGAAAGAATCGACGTACAGCGTTGATGGCTATTCTGGATATCACCCACCCAGATTTCCTAGAGTTTTTACATGTAAAACTCGACCGAAATGAACTGACTAATTTCAACGTCTCAGTAGCAATCACTAAGCGGTTTGTTGAGGCGGTTGAAAGAGATGAAGAATGGTACTTCACTTTTGGAGGTAGACAAAATCAGTATTTTGTTTATGAAGTTGAGCGCACATCTGAGTCGGGCAATGATACTGTGGCTGTGGTTGCCAAAAGCGAGGAGGATGCATTAGGCAGAGCCAAGCTACACCACCTTAAACATTACGCGGATACATTTACAGGAGCGAAGAAGAAAGAAATCCGCGCCAGGGAACTCTGGGAGCGTATCGTAGATAACGCTATTGAATCCGGAGAACCTGGAATCTTCAACATTGATTTTGCTAACGAATTTACTAACGTTTCTTATTTTGAGCACATGCCTTCTACTAACCCCTGTGGTGAGGAAGTGCTTCCTGCATATGGCAACTGTTGTCTTGGTCACGTTAATCTGGCTAACATGGTTGACATGGACGGCACTATCGATTGGCGTAGGCTTGCCCGTACGATTCGCACGGGTACTCGGTTCTTGGATAACATTCTCACGGCGAACCATTTCCCAATTCCGGAATGTGAAGAAGGAGGAATGCGTTCCCGTCGAATCGGACTGGGCGTTACCGGACTACACTACTTACTCATCAAAGCGGGTTACAAGTATGGCTCGGAAGATTGCTTGGAGTTCTTGGAACGGTTATTCGCTACAATAAGAAACGAGGCATACAAGGCTTCGATGTATCTTGCAAAAGAGAAAGGTAGCTTTGCTGCATACGACTGGAACAAATTAAAGGATGAAAAGTATTTTAAAACGTTGCCTTCTAGGATTCGCTCAGACATTAAGAAGAATGGTCTCCGAAACGCCATTCTACTTACAGTTGCTCCAACTGGAACTATCAGTATGGTTCTGGGTGTCTCGACTGGTCTCGAACCCATATTTGCCCCTGTCTATAAGCGTCGTTGGAGGACTGGCACTGATGGTGTCTGGAATGAGACGTTTGTGGTTGACCCTCTGTTTAAGCAACTCTATATGCGTGGTCGTGATATCTCACATTGTGTCGGCGCGTATGACGTTACCCCAGAGGAGCACATTAAGGTACAGGCTGTAGTGCAATCATATATTGATTCAGCGGTATCTAAAACGTGCAACCTTCCTGCGGACTTCAAGCCCGAAAATCTGTACGATGACCTGCTGATGTATGCTAATGATATGAAAGGGTTTACTTTTTATCGAGCTGGCTCTAGAGGTAACGAGCCTTTGGAAGCAGTGGACCATACTACCATTAATTTGGATAAACTTATTCAAGAAGGTAAACTGGAAGAGCAGGTTGAAAGTGTAGAAACTTGTGTTGACGGAGTGTGCGAACTATAATGCCAACTTACAATTACTATTGCGAGCAGTGCCTTATGAATCATACTGAACTAAGGTCGTATGATGATAGAGAGGAGCCTTCTGAGTGCCCTGAATGCGGCAAAGGAGGTTGCCCTAGGACTTGGGACGACTCAAAGACTCGTCCCTCCGACAAAGGCGTGGGTCTTCTCATAAAGGGGGGCACTCCAAAGTTTTATCATAACTATGGCGTAGGCAACAAAGAGCATGAAGAGAAATGGCTAGAAGGAGAGATTGAAAACACTAAGCAAGTTCTTAAAGATGCGAACAAGGGAGCTTCACCGTATTCTGAAAGGCAGGTTCCATACGAAGAACTCGCTAAGCAGGGTGTAGTTCGGAAGGTAGACAAGAAAGAAGCCAAGCTGAGGAAGAAGGCATCTGAAAATATGGCAAAAAGAGCAGTAGAAAATTTAAGTGAGAAAGACTATGAATACATGGGGAAAAACAAAAAAGTGGACTGATTACACTTATGTGGGGTATAAAGCAGTGGATTTAGGCGACGTAATTATTTATAACGAATCGGAAAATCAATTTCCTGGGTATCAGACAGCTGGCGCAGCCGCTTTTGATATCGCATCGGATGATTCCGTATTTTTAGACATAGGGGAAACCAAGGTAGTAGGTACGGGGTTGTATTTTGCGCTACAAGAAAACATGGTAGCGGAGATTACCCCTAGAAGCTCTTTGGGGTTGCGAGGAATTACCATTCCAAATTCCCCAGGTATTATTGATTCAGATTACAGAGGAGAAATTAAAGTTCTTCTAACTAATCTAAGCGATACGCCGCATTTTATCAACAAAGGAGACAGGATTGCACAAGTTCTAATTAGACCTGTTGTAAAACCTCCACTAGTAAGTGTTTCTTTTGATGAATTCCAGGACTATAATAATACTGAACGGGGCTCTGGTGGCTTCGGTTCTACTGGAAAATAATGGCGTATCAATTTCAAGAATCAATTCAAAAGGGAATCCTTTACTTGGTAAAATCAGACCAAGATTTCTTAGTTCAATCTATGCCTATGATTAAGGCGGAGTACTTTGAATTCCCCTCTCATCAGAAGATATACACTGTGATTACTAATCACTATGAGGCGTATAAGAATCTCCCTAGCGACGACCAAATCTTAGAAGGTATTAAAGATATTAAGACTTCTAATGAGTTGATGGGGGATTATCGGGATGAGATAGACTCAATCAATTCTCTAGATACTTCCGCAATAGATAACAGCAACTACCTGTTGGATAAGGTTGAGGACTTTGCTAAGTCGGAGGCTATGAAAAGTGCCATTCTGAACTCTATTGAGGTTCTTAAACAACCAAAGCCCAACTTCTCTCAGATTGAATCTGAGCTTCGTAGTGCGCTTTCTATCAATAGGAATGTAGATTTAGGTATCGATTACTTTACGGACATTGATGAGCGCTGGGAGCGTATTACAAGCGAGTCTGTAGCCGCTGAGTTCCGAACTCCCTTTGAGACTATCAACAGAGAGCTTGAAGGAGGTTTGGCTGCTAAAGAAATGGCTATGGTTGTGGCTCCTCCAGGCGTGGGTAAGTCTTTGTTCTTGGCTAACCAAGCGGTGCGAAGCTGTATGGACGGCAAGAATGTTCTTTATGTTTCTCTTGAGATGTCTGAAGATAGAGTTGCACAAAGACTTGATAGCATCTTTACCCGCATTGAACAGAGACAGTTGAAGTCTCGTATTGATGACCTGAAGCAAAGGTTGGATACTGTCTCAACTCAAATCTCTAATAGAGGAAAGCTAATTATTAAAGAGTTCCCTACTAAGCGATGCACAGTATCAAACCTTAGAGCCTTCCTAAACCAATTAAGCAATTACAGCGACTTTGTTCCTGATGTAATCATTATTGATTACTTGGAGTTGATGTCCACCGATGGACAAGCAAAAGAATATCAGGCGCAAGAGAGGTGCGCTCAAGAGCTTAGGGGTCTGGCTACGGAATATAAGTGCTTGGTCTGGACAGCTACTCAAACCAACAGAGAGGGTAAGAAAGTAAATCTTATTACAGATGCAGAGCTTGCCGATTCTTATGGTAAGATTCGTGTTTGTGATTTGGCATTCTCAATCAATCAATCTGAGCAAGAATTCGATGAGAAGAAAGCTCGATTGTATTTGATGAAATCTAGGAACGGCAGAGCTAGATTCTGTGTTAACGTAAAGATTGATTACGACAGGCTTGTAATCTCTGAGGATGCATAATGAAGAAATGGAAGCACCCGGAAGTCCTACACACAGGACATAAAGATTTTAAGATAGTTCAAAAACCTTTAACTAAGGATAGTTTATACGGGTGTGTTGAGTTTCCTAAAGCAACTATAACTGTAGACCCTAACCAGAGCGAGGTTGATTACAAAGGAACTTTACTACATGAGATTATTCATGTTGGTTTGGACTTATGGGGTTTAGGTGATGACGACGAGATGCCTCAAATTGGTAATGAATTTATTACTACCGTAACTTCTAATATGTTGCAGGTATTATGGGGTCAAAATAAAGAACTTTTTACTTTTATATTTAGTAGCGATGAATGATATAACTGAAGCGTATGATAACATCAAAGACTTGTACTTAAAGTTTGCGAAAGATTATCTCTCTGTATCCGACCAAAACATGGATGTTTGCCTACAAAAACATACATCTATCTATGCTTTTTTTGGAGCGGTGCTAGCCCATGCAAAATATGTTTTAAACGACGCGGAAGCAGACTTCGATTATCAAGAAGCTCTTTGCAGAGAAGCAAGAAGAAAAGAACTACAAGAGTCTGGACAAAAAGCAACTGATAGAGCCTTAGACGCTTACTTGAAGACAGTGCCCTCTTTACGAGAGCAGTCTTCTGTTGTAAGAGACGCTCAACATAAATATAACTTAGCTAAAAATCTAGTCTCTTCTTTGGACCATCAAAAAGATATGTTGGTTCAGATGTCCGCTAACAAAAGGGCGGAAATTAAACTACATGAACTTTAATAAACTGAGGTAATAACTAATGGTTAACATTGACGAACTACGTAAAAAATATCAACAAATTAATAATCCTGGTGGAGGAAACCAAGAATTTCTTAAGAAGTTTTTCATGATGGAAGATGGAACTTCTTACGTTAGAGTCCTACCGCCGAACGACCCTGATGGTCAATTCTATTCTGAAACTTCTATCCACAGAATCAACGACAAGAACTATCATTGTCCGCGAGAGAAAGGTGGCAAGTGTCCTGTATGCGATACTTACTACGGTTTGTGGAAGCAGGTTAACGAACTTGGAAAAGAAAACCCAGCAGCTCAACCACTGATTGATACTGCTCGTCAGATTAAGGCTCGCAAGCGTTTTTATATGAACGTTGTTGACCGAAGAGACGAGAGTGTTAAGATTCTATCCGTGGGACAAAAGCTGTTCAGTAAGATTCTAGATTCATTCTTTGATGAAGATTATGGCGACATTACTGATGTTGCTTCTGGTTGGGATTTTAAAATCATCAAGGAACAAATCGGTGGGTTCCCGAACTACGACAAGTCTGCTCCTCGTCCGAAGAGCACTCCAGCAGGTTCGGAAGCTCAAGTTTCAACTTGGATGGATGAGTTGCATGATATTCATGCCCTTATCAAACTTCCTGAATACGATGAGTTGAAGTCTCTTGCTATGGAGATTGAATCTATCACTAGACCTGAACGCCCTGCGCCCACTCACGAAGATTCATCTTCCGATGACGGCGATAGTTTTCTGCAAAACTTAAAGGACGTTAACGTCTAATGGAAAAGGACCGAAAACTACGTATTCTGTGCTGCCCTGCTAACCATGGTGGATGTGCGTACTATAGAATACTCATGCCCATGAAAAAGCTGGCGGAAAAGTGCGGAGACGTAGTCGAGGTTCGCTTTGACGATAATCCTCTGGGGTACGAC